ACTCTCTCTTTTTGGAAAACCAGCCTGAACTGGCGGTAACTGGCGATGACCAGCCTCGACCGGCTTTGATTGGCCGAGCCTTGCCGAGATTGGAAAGTGCGCGCTTTGGGGATTTGTCGTATGGGCCTGCTGTTGCAGCTTGGGCACAAAAGTACATGGGCAAAACGCTGATGGATTGGCAAGTGCATGCGTTGTCTGGGCAGTTGGAACATGATGAAACAGGCAAGTTGTTGCGCTCACAAAGTCTTGTAGAAACGGCGCGTCAACAGGGCAAGACAGTTGCTTTATCTGCCCTTATTGGGTGGTGGATTACAGAGTTTGCGCAGCTGCGCGGTACGCCACAAAACATTTTGAGCACAGCCCACAAACTCGACAGGGCCGAGGCCATCTTCATGTATCTGCAACCGATACTTACCGAATATTTTGACGGCAAGCCTTTGCGCGCTTTAGGTCGCAAGAGTGTTGACATGCCAGACGGCAGCCGCTGGGAAGTCCGAGCCGCAACACCAGGCAACGCACATGGTGGGAGTAACGATTTAATAATTTGCGACGAGCTCTGGAACATCCAACCCACAGTTGTATTTGATGCCCTCCAACCAAGTCAGATAGCGCGGCCTAATCCTCTGTTTTCGTGTTGGTCAACCGCTGGCGATGAGTCGAGCACGGCGATGCTACGTATGCGCGAACAGGGCATAAACGATATTGACGCCGGCATTTCGCGGCAGTTGTACTTTGCGTCTTGGTCGCCACCGCCAGGCATAAATGTCGACGATCAGCAATGGTGGGCATGGGCTAACCCAGCGCTTGGCGTGACCGTAAGCCTCGATGCTTTAGTAGCGGCCAGCAAGTCCCCCGACAGGTCATCTTGGTTGCGCGCTCACCTGAACTTGTGGGTGGCAGCTGCGCAAGGCTGGCTACCTGTGGGCAAGTGGGCAGAATGCCAGACAGACACAATAAGCCCGACAGGGGGAACCCTCAGTATTGACAGCAGCTTGGATGACTCGCGCTATGTGGGCGTCAGGTCAGTAGGCCATGTTGACGGCACAGTTACTTGCACAGTCGAGTTTGCTGTTGAGTCCGAACAGGCCATGTGGCAAGAAGTTGTGCGTGTACTGGCTGACCCGACAGTAAACCTAGCCATCACCCCAATGCTGGATTTGCACCTGCCAGACGTTTACCGCCGGCGCTCGCAGACCGTGGGCTATGGCGAACTGCTCAAGTACACGCCTTTAGTGCGCAACATGATTATTGAAAACAGGCTGTTTCACACTGGCGAAAACGCACTGGCCGAGCATTGCGACAGGGCCGTAATGGTCAAGACCCAGGCTGGCAGCGCCTTGTCAAGCGCTAAGAGTGCAGGCCCTATAGAACTGGCGCGTTGCATGGTTTTTGCTAGCGCGTTGGCATCTAAACCAATTACCAAAAACAAGCCTGTGCTAGTTGTCATCAACGGCTAACCTGTGGGAGGTGACCGTCGGCGATCCTGCCGGATACACGTCGGCGGTCACTACACAAACTTAGGTTTTGAGGCATAATAAAACATGGGCATTTTTGCAAACACCAAAGTTAAGAAAGCGGCAATATCGCCAGCGACTCTCAACGCACAGCCCGAGGCCCCCAAAGTACAAGCCGCTGTAGGCATCGGCGGCGCTAACTCAGTTGGCCATTTCTACCAGTACCAAGAGGGCACAGCGCGCAACCGCGCAATGAGCCTGGCAACTGTCAGCCGCTCGCGTGACCTGCTCGCAAGCGTGATTGCTTGCATGCCTTTGCAAATGTACAACGAGGTTTTTAACGACTCGACAGGCGAAATGGAACAGGTAGATATTGCGCCGAGGTCATGGCTACGCCAGCCTGACCCGACAGTTACCTACAACTTTTTGATGGCCTGGACTCTCGACGACTTGCTCTTTTACGGCAGGGCATTTTGGTACATCAGCTCACGCACAACCGACGGTTTCCCAGCATCGTTCACACGCATACCTGCCGGCAGCATCACGACACCTGACCAGACCGACGGCCCAGTGTTCTTTGGCATCAGCAAAGAGGTTTACTTTGCTGGCCAACAAATACCCACAGAAGATCTTGTGCAGTTCTTGTCGCCTATCCAAGGCATCATTTACAGCAGCCAGCAGACTATTGCTACCGCGCTTAAGGTGGAAGAAAGCCGCTACAACATGGCGCGCACCTCCTTGCCGTCGGGCATCTTGAAACAAACGGGGGGCGAGCCTTTGAGCGCCACTGAGTTAGCCGATATCGGGGCCGCCTTTAACCAGGCGCGTCTGACCTCACAAACGGCTGTGCTCAACGAGTTTTTGACCTACGAGCCAAGCAATGCAACGCCTGACAAAATGCTGATGATTGAAAGCGCACAGTACAGCGCACTCGACTTAGCGCGCCTGTGCGGAATACCGCCATACCTTGTCGGCGTCGCTACTGGCTCTTACGCATACACAAGCTCAGAGCAAAGCCGCGCTGACCTGTACATTTTCGGCGTGAAACCATACGCCGAGTGCATCGCCAGCACCCTTAGCCAAAACAACGTTTTGCCCCGTGGCACGTTTGTAAAATTCAACGCAAAAAATTACCTAGAAGAGAACTACATCGCTGACGCAATGACGCCAGACGATGAAAACACCCAGGAGGAATTAGCATGATTAGAGTAACCGCAAGCACTTTTACCGTTGACGCTGCGGCAGCTGACGGCACCCAGACGCGCACCATCACAGGCATTGCCGTGCCATACAACGTCACCGCAAACGCCAGCGGTACAGAAGTCATGTTCATGCGCGGCAGCCTCCCAGTCGAGGGCAAAGCCCCAAAGCTCTACATGCAACACAACGCCGAGCAAGCCATCGGCCTAGTCACAGAGCGCATTGACGATGAAGAAAACATGTACTTTTCGGCCAAGGTCAGCGCAACTGCGCTAGGGGATGAGGCGCTGATCTTGGCCTCAGACGGCGTTTTAGACAGCGTGTCAGTAGGCGTAAACCCCACCAAATTCAGCTACAACGAAGACGGCGTAATGGTCGTAGAGGCCGCCCAGTGGTTGGAATTGTCGCTTGTGCCGCAGCCGGCATTTGCCGAGGCAGTCATCACTCAAGTTCTAGCAAGTATTGACACAAACCCAGAAGATTTGTGCAATACTGAAGTAGGCGAAGAAAACACAGAACCACAGCCACCGGAGGAAATTGAAATGTCAGAGCAAAACGCACCTGAAGTCATCGAGGCATCAGCACCAAAACTGTTTGCACAAGCAAAACGACAGTTTGATATGCCAACACCTGGCGAGTATCTCGCAGCTATGCACATTGGTGGCACCACGTTTGAGAACGTTTCTGCCGCAGCCCGCAACTACATGCTCGGCAAGCAGTCAGCATTTGAGTTTGCTGCCGGCGATGTTCTGACAACGGACACGCCAGGCCTCCTACCGGTGCCAGTGCTCGGCCCTGTGTTCGCAAACTTGAACCAGGCTATTAGGCCTGTCGTTTCAGCTGTGGGCGCTCGCGCTTATCCTGATGGCGGCACACAAAAAACCTTTATTCGCCCGACCTGGACTACCCATACTTCAGTAGCCACACAGTCAACTGAACTTAGCGGCGTATCGGCAACCACCCCCGTCATTGCCTCCAACGTAATTTCTAAAACTACGCTGGCTGGGCAGGTCACCCTCTCCATTCAGGACGTTGACTTTACGTCGCCCGGCTCGATGGATATCATCATCAATGACCTCATGGGGCAGTACATGCTTGCGTCGGACAACCTCGCAGCTGACGGCTTGGTAGCAGGCGCTGGCGCGTCAGGCGCAACCTGGACAGTCACCGCAAACGACCCAACCAGCCTTATCAGCTCTATTTATACTGCTGCGTACAACATCTTGCTTAACACCAACTTTTTGCCAGATCACATTTTTGTTTCACCTGGCGTATGGCAAGCATTGGGCGCACAGCTCGACGTAGACAAGCGCCCAGTATTCCCATACGTAGGCGCTGCTGGTTTAATGGGCGTTAACGGCATGGGCGCTGCAAACGTCACTGTGGCAAACACGTTCAACCCATTTGGCCTCAACCTTGTTGCAGACCGCAACTTTGCAGCCGGCACAATGGTGATTGCACGCGGCGCTGCTATCGAATTTTATGAGAGCATTCGCGGATTGCTGACAAGAGATGAACCAGCAACCTTGGGCAAGGTCATGAGTTACCATGGCTATGCAAGTTTGTTCGTTGCTGACGCAAACCAAGTGCAAAAAATTACAGTCGCCTAATTTAGAAAGGCGGCACAGCTGTGGCTGTCTATAAAACACAAGGCAAACAACTGCTAGACAACTACGCAGTAGTCCAGACGCTGGAACCCACAGAAATAGTTGTGGGCCAGCAGGTAACTGTTGCCGCTTTAGGCGCACCATTCAACGGCACGTTTACCGTGCTCGATACACCGCTGTACGAGTACATCGGCGTTGACGGTGAGTCTGGCGCGTTAATGTTTAACGCAAACATTGCCAGAGAAAACCAAGTGCTGTTTGCTTGCACCGGCACAGACGTGCCGTACACAGTCGTATATACCGGCACAGTCACATATACGCAGAGTTGCAGCTGGGTAACCGTCGCTCAATGCGAAACCTATTTGGGCGTAGATATCGCAGACCCGAGCGACGATTACACCCTGCTTACGCAGGCTCGAAACGCGGCGAACGATTTTTGCTATCGGCGCAGGCAAGAGTCAGGCTATGCAGACCAGTTGAATGTCTCGCCAGGGCACGACGCCACGCTGGGAACCCTCATGTATGCAGCGGCCCTGTGGCGTAGTCGAGGCAGCACACAAGACACGTTTGCAACCTTTGACAGCATGGGCCAAGCAGGCGTCTCAGCCATGACCCCAGTGATTAAGCAGCTTTTAGGCATAGACCGCCCACAGGTCGCCTGATGGCCTACACAGACCTGTTTAATGAGGC